GATTGATCTCAAAAAGAAGTCTTCTGAGAGAAAGTTAAATACTAATCCAGGAGAAAAACCAGAGTCTGCTAAAGAGTATCGTAAGAACTCCGAACCTCTGAGAAAGCATCGTGAAAAATTTGGTGACCTTGCTAAAGAAGATTGGCAGTCTGTCAATCGTAAGGACAAGACCGATGGTCTGAGTCAGAAGGCAGTCAATGCTTATCGTAAAGAGAACCCAGGTTCTAAATTGAAGACTGCGGTCACTAAAAAACCTTCTGAACTTAAGAAGGGATCCAAAGATGCTAAGCGTAGATCTTCATTCTGTTCCAGGATGAAGGGTATGAAGAAGAGACTGACCTCTGCAAAAACTGCAAGAGATCCAGACTCCAGAATCAACAAAGCACTCCGTCGCTGGAATTGTAACTGATGAAAACATTTAGAGAGTTTATTAATGAAGCCAACAAAAGTGGTGATAGTTCTTTGCGTGACTGGTTTAGCAAGAGTCGCTCTTCTGATGGCACCCCTGGTTGGGTTCAGTTGGGCGGTAAATACTCAGGAAAACCCTGTGCAAGACAACCAGGACAAAAGACCAAACCAAAGTGTGGTTCTTCAAAAATGAAGCGCAACCTCTCCAAGAAGGAAGAGGATAGTGCATTCAGAAGGAAGAATAAACAGGATAGTAATCCAAATCGTAAGGGTAAAGCAATTAACGTTGCCACTGAAAAGAAGAGGAAGAAGAAATGAAGACTTTTAGAGAGTTTATGTACGAAGAGGATAACTTCGGACAAGCTAAAAAAGTAATGCGTAAGCATAGTGACAGATTAAAAAAACTCCATCGTCAAATTGACAAAGGAAGTGGTAGTGGAGAAGACGTTAATGAAGATAAGAGAGAAGAAAAAGCAAGAAGATCTGAATTAGCAAAGAAACATGGAATTGACATGACTAAGCCTGGTTCAAGGGCAAAGTTAGCTCGTCTGATGAATGCTGATACAAGATCAAAAAATAGAAAGGCAAAGGGAGATGATCGAACTGATAAAGAAGTCAGGAAGGATCGTGTTGATGATAGAAAAACATTTGATCGTCAAAGAAAGAACTTAGAATATAGAAAAAAATCAAAACCAGAGATTAAGAAGTCTATGAAGAAATTCAGAGACGAAGTTAGAAGCGTAAATGATCCCGCTAAGGCACCACCATCTCGTGAAAAGGTTAGAGTACAAGTTGGTACAAAAGTAGATAAACCTGCTGAAGGACCAAAGACTGGTAGAAACAAACCAACTGCTGCAAAGCGTGCTGATAGGAAGTCTTATGAGGCACAACAGCGCAGAAACGCTAAGGAGTCCTAAATAATACTATAAAAGGTAAAACTATAGAACAATGAAGATCTTATCAGATGCCACTGCCTTGGCAACAGGCACAACTAAATTTACATCTGCCACTGCTGTATGGGTATCTAACACCGCATCCAGTGCGTCTGATGTGACTCTTCGTAATGCTGCTGACGACGCTGATCTTGGTTCTTTAAGTGTTCCACCCCTCGATGGCGTTGTGATTCATATGATTGCTGGGCAAGGTCTTAGAGGTGCAGCAACTCTTAAGGCAACACAAATAAATAATGGCGATTGAAAACTAATTGATTAAATTATGGCTGTTGATCATTATCTTGGCAATCCACTTTTAAAAAAAGCAAATACAACTCAAGAATTTACCGAAGAACAGGTACTTGAGTTTGCAAAGTGTATTGATGATCCAGTCTACTTTGCAATGAACTATATCCAGATTGTTACTCTGGATTATGGTCTGCAAAATTTCAAACCATATGAATTTCAAAAGGTTATGTTGGATCGATTCCATCATAACCGTTTTAATATCTGTAAGTTGCCACGACAGTCTGGTAAGTCAACAATTGTTGTATCTTACCTTCTTCACTATGCAATCTTCAATGACAACGTAAATATTGCAATCCTTGCTAACAAGGCGTCTACTGCTAAAGACCTGTTAGATAGATTGCAGACTGCATACGAAAATTTACCTCGCTGGTTACAGCAGGGTGTTTTGACCTGGAACAAAGCATCTCTTGAATTAGAGAACGGGTCAAAGATTATTGCTGCATCTACATCTGCATCTGCAGTTCGTGGTGGATCTTACAACATCATCTTCCTGGACGAATTTGCGTTCGTTGCAAATCATATTGCTGATCAGTTCTTCAGTTCAGTATATCCTACGATTTCGTCTGGTAAGAATACCAAAGTTATTATCGTGAGTACGCCTCACGGTATGAATCACTTCTATAAACTCTGGCATGATGCTGAGCGAGAGAAGAATGAGTATATTCCCACAGAGGTTCACTGGAGTGATGTCCCTGGTAGAGATGATAAGTGGAAGAAGCAGACAATTGCAAACACCTCTGAGCAGCAGTTCAAAGTTGAGTTTGAATGCGAATTCCTAGGATCTGTTGATACTCTGATTGCTCCAAGTAAATTAAGAACGATGGTTTATGAACAACCATCAATTTCACATCAAGGATTGGACGTATTTGTTGATGTAATACCTGAACATAATTATGTAATGTCTGTCGATGTTGCAAGAGGAGTTGGAGGAGACTATTCTGCATTTACCGTCATTGACATTACATCATTCCCACATCAATTAGTATGTAAGTATAGGAATAATGAAATCAAACCGATGCTGTTTCCAAGCGTCATTAAGGAAGTAGCAGATAATTATAATAAGGCATATGTACTATGTGAAGTTAATGATGTTGGTGATCAGGTTGCTGCTATTCTAAACTTCGACTTAGAATATGAGAATGTTTTGATGTGTTCTATGAGAGGTAGAGCAGGTCAGATTGTTGGTCAAGGATTCTCTGGTAAGAAGACACAACTTGGTGTCAAGATGTCTAAGACTGTCAAAAAGGTTGGATGCCTCAACCTTAAGACTTTGATTGAAGAAGATAAGTTGATCTTCAAAGACTACGATGTAATTGCAGAACTCACTACGTTTATTCAAAAGCACAATTCATTTGAGGCGGAAGATGGATGTAATGATGACTTGGCAATGTGTCTGGTTATCTATGCCTGGTTGGTTCAACAAGATTACTTCAAAGAATTAACGGATCAGGATGTACGCAAAAGATTATATGAAGAGCAGAAAAATCAAATAGAACAGGACATGGCACCATTTGGTTTTATTGAGGATGGTTTAGATTCAACATCATTTGTAGATTCAGATGGAGATCGTTGGCATACTGATGAATATGGTGACATGTCATACATGTGGGACTATCGGTAATGGATACAAAAAAACAAGTCATAGATCTGATAAGGATTGTTATTTGCTTTCAATTAGTAATAGTTGGAGTAACTATCATGGGTTGTTTTTTACCAGGTAAATCATGCGACAGTGAGACGAAACAACATATTGCCAATATGATGACAGTTATAACAACATCTACGTTTGCACTATATGCTGCAGAAAAATAATGGACTTAGATGATCAGGTAAAATTTGGTCATCTACTCCTTCACGATAGGAAGTGTAGGTCTTGTGGTGAGAGGAAGAACCTTATAGAAGGATTTTACAGGACCAGAAAGGATCGAGGAGCGATCCCATCATCATTCTCATATGAATGTAAAGAGTGTACAAAAAAGAGAGTCAAGAAGTCTTCAAATGCTTGGGAGTACCCAGATTGGTAGTTCACGCCGAAATTCCCCGCGTAAATGCCCTTTTTCCTAAATATTTTCAGATAAACTGAGACTTACAAGGAGACAGAATCCATGGCGACTCCTCAATTATCTCCTGGTGTATTAACTAGAGAGGTTGATTTAACCGTAGGAAGAGCTGAGAACGTTCTTGATAATATTGGCGCAATTGCAGGTCCATTTGAGCGTGGACCAGTTAGTGAACCAATTACTGTTGCTACCGAGCAAGAGTTAATCAATAACTTCGGCAAACCTAAGACAGAGGACAATCAGTATGAATACTGGATGTCTGCATCTTCTTATCTTCAGTACGGTGGCATCCTCAAAGTAGTTCGTACCGATGGAGACCGCCTCAAGAACGCAAACGTTGGTATCGGAACCTCCTCCATACCAGATACAAAAATTAAGAACTTCGATGACTACAACAGCAATTACGCTGATGCAGCATCTAACTTTTTGTATGCCGCTAAGAACCCTGGAGAGTGGTCCAACAACCTTAAGGTCTGTGTCATTGACGACTTAGGTGACCAAATCCTCGGTATTGGAACAACTAGTGGTGCAAGTCTTGGTGCTGTTGTTGGTTACGGCGTAACAATTGACATCACAGGACAAATCATTCCTGGTTTAGGATCAACTGAATCCTTCACAGGATACCTCAAGGGTATCGTCACACAGGTTGTTGACACCCCCGAGACTGGTATTTGTGCTGTTAGTGTTAAGATTCACTCTAGAGTATCCACTGGTGGTACACAACCTGGAAGACACTACAGAGTAGATTAC